TGAGGGCTTAAGTGACCCAGCTAGATATGTAGGAATAGAGTATGATTTTAATGGTGAGAATACTGAAATGGTAGCTGGACTTACAAATTATGTATTAATAAAGGTTATGACAACTGGTACTGCTGATATTATATATGGTGGTTATGTTAACATAGAGAGGGTTTAATGGAAGCAAGTATAAAAAAGATTATTAAGTTAGCATTACAGCATCTAGGTTTAGATTCTGAAGATGCTAGAGAAATGTTGTATGTAACTGGCAAGGCTGAATCGGGCTACAAGACATTACAACAGTACGGTGGTGGTCCTGCTTTAGGCTTTTTCCAGATGGAGCCAAATACTGCCATAGACATCTGGGATAACTACGTGATGTATAGGCCTCAATATAGAGAGAAGTTATATTCTCTGGGTTTCGATGATGGAAATATTGAATTCTGCTTGTTGTCCAATATCGGGCTACAGGCAGCATTTTGTCGACTTCACTATCGAAGAGTCCCATCAGCCCTGCCAAAAGTTTCTGATCTAGAAGGTCAGGCGAAATACTGGAAGAAGCATTATAATACAGTGAAGGGAAAAGGAACACTAAAGCATTTTATGGAGATGAATAAGTGATGAGCGTATTAGACACATTGGGACAGAATCCCAGTATAGGAGCAGGAGGTAGCCTAGGAGGCTGGATCGGAAGCTTAGTGGTAACAACCCCTATCTTTCAATTTTTATCGGCTCTAATGGGCACTATCATTGGAATAGTGACTATTGCAGGGATTATCGTAAGGTTTATAAAACAACTAAAGGAGAATGCATGATATGTCCAAAGTGTACATCTATACTTATAAAGAAAGAAGGGACTAGGGAGAGGAAGAATGGCAGGATACAAGAGTATAGTTGTAATTCTTGCCATAAATGGTTTACAGTACCAATAGAGGAAGAGAATGAGCGTCAAAGTATTTTCTTGGAAGATGTGGAGCCTGGTAGTATTTTGGAATACAAGACTGACAAGTTGTTTCGATTACACTGTGCTACCGATATACACCATGGCGCTAATGAGCATCATTATGACAAGTTTGATGAATTTATAGATGAGGTAGATTCGGATCCAGATGCAAGATGGATAATGAATGGAGATAATATAGAGTTAATACCTCCTAACTATAAGATATCGCAGAGAGGTCAAACAATGGAGCCAGATGAACAACATATATCGTTCATCAAAAGAGTGGAACATATAGCAGACAAGCTATTGTTTATTAGAGGTGGAAACCATGATATGATACGATCTGTTAATATATTAGGGTTTGATGTATCAAAAGTGATGGCAGATATATTGAGAGTACCGTACTTTAGAATGCCAGGATATACTAAAATACGAGTTGGAAATTCTAAATATTACTTTGTATCAGGTCATGGCAAGAGTGGAGCTAAGAATGGAGATACTGAATTAGATAAGATGGCAGCAGTATATAGTGATGGAGATGTATTCTTTTTAGGTCATAATCATCAGCTTTATACTAAGCCATTAGATAGTTTAAGAGTTGTAAAAGATAAAGAAGGAGTGCGTAGACGGTGGTATATCAGAGGTGGAAGTTTCTTGGAATATGCAGATTATGCAAGATATTCATTCTATCCGATAGTAAGAACTGGATGGGCAACTGTAGAGTTTTCTAAAGATAAGATAAGGGCATGGACGAACTAAAGCATGGACAATTGGATACAGGATCTTGGAGTGGTAGGTGTACTATCAGTAGCACTGATGTTTGTGCTAAAGTACTTAACACAGACCTTATCATGGGAAGTGAAGAATATACATAATATATTGGTTAAGCTTATTGATAAGGTGAATAACTTAAAAGAAACACTAGATAGATTATTTAATAAGGGGAAATAAATGGACATGATATTAGCAAACTGGGAATATATTTTAATTGGAATTCTAGCGATAGATAAGGTTGTAGCACTTAGTCCAACTGAGTGGGATGATCTTATATGGACTAGTATTAAGAAATCAATCTTTAAAATAGTGGGGAAATAATATGTTAAAAGTATTACTGGCAAAAGCCATAAAGAAGCATGGATTAAAGGCTATACTCCTTAAAGTGGGAGATATTGCTGTCAAATTAACAAAGACCAAGAAGGATGATGAAGCTTGGGCTAAAGTTAAAAAGGTGGTTGAGGCACTTTAATGCCTAAGAAGACATTCTCAGTAGACGACTTTAGTGGAGGTGCAAATACT